TGTTGATGATTTAGGACCAATAAACTCTGGTGAAGTTAATACTGTAACTTCAACAGTAGTTACTAATTCAGCAGATGGTGCTTATCAAGAAACTATAGATGATGTTAAATTTAGAGCACCAAGATTTTTTGCTACACAACAAAGAGCAGTTGCATCAAATGATTATTCTGCTTTAGTTTTAGCTAGATTTGGTGGTGCATTATCAGATGTTAATGTTTACGGTGGTCAGGAAGTAGAACCTAAACAATATGGTAAAGTTTTACTTTCATTAAAACCAGCATCAGGAACAATTGCTCCAGATTTTCTAAAGAACGATGTTCTTAATTATCTATTAGATTATATTGCTCTTCCAAATAGAGTTGTTTTTGTTGATCCAGACTTCTTTTACATTCACGTCATATCAACAGTTCAACTTAATACAGTAACTTCATTAAAATCTGTATCTGATATTGATGCATTAGTAACTCAAGATATACTAGATTTTGGAACTGATACTCTATCAAAATTTGATAATGATTTTAGATATAGTAAATTTGTTACATCAATTGATTCTGTTGATGAAAACATTACAAGTAATGACACACAAGTAAGATTGCTTTCAAGACAAACACCAAAAGTAAATGAAAAAGTAAGTTTTATTATAAAATACAATAATGAATTAGAAGCAAGAAAAACTTTATGTACTGGATTTATACACCCATCAGTAGTTCTCACCACAACACAATTTACATTTTTAGATGATGATGATAATGAGACAGAATTTGCTCAAATAAGAGATGATGGTAATGGTAATCTAGAAGTTTATAAGGAAATTTCTGGACAATTAATTACAATTAAATCTAATGTAGGATCAATAAATTATACTACAGGTGAAGTAGAAGTTGATAATATTAAAATAAAAGGATATGATCAATATATTTCATTCTTAGTTAATACTAAAAATAAGGATGTTATTTCTTCTCAAAATAAAATTTTACTCATTGACAATTCTAATGTTAATGTAAATGTAATAGAAACAGTAAAATAATATGGAATTTTCAATAGAATCAAAAATATCAAACTTTATTGAAAATCAATTCCCTTCTTTTTATAGAGAAGAGGGACCAACTTTCATATTGTTTATGAAAGCATATTTTGAGTGGATGGAATCTAATGGAAATCCAATTTACCATTCAAGAAATCTTTTAAACTATGGTGACATTGATAATACTATAGATGATTTTTTAGTTCATTTTGAGAAAAAATATTTATTTGGTATTCCCTTTGAGACTGTCGTAAATAAAAGATTTATGATAAAGCACGTTTTAGATACTTACAGATCAAAATCTAGTATACAGGGTCACAAATTACTATTCAAACTTCTTTATAATTTAGATTCAGAAATATATATTCCTGGTAGAGATATATTAAAACCCTCTGATGGTACTTGGAAAGAACCAAAATATTTAGAAGTCACTGATAATGGTAATTTGAATGATTTAGTTGGTATAGAGATTGAAGGTTCTGAATCAGGAACTCTTGCAGTAGTAGAATCTTTTACAAAAGAATCTTTTGATTCTGACATTATTAACACATTGTTTATTTCAAACATTACACCAAAAAGTCAAGACTTTACAATTGGTGAAGCAATTGTTCTAAAAGGACAAGCATCAAATACTTCTGCTATTACATCTGCACCTATTTTAAAAGGCTCTTTGAATGGTTTACAAATAATTAATGGTGGACAAAATTTTAAAGTAGGTAATATATTAAAAATAGTTAAAAGAGATTTGACAAATGATAATGTTATTTCTTTTGGTCAAAATGGACTTTTAAGAGTTGCCAATGTTGGTAGAGGATTTGGAACTATAAATTTTGATATTTTATCTGGTGGATTCGGGTATTTGTCAAACTCTGCTGTATTTGTTTATAATGAAACAGGCGATACTTCTGGAACTGGTGCAGGATTTGAGCTAGATCAACTTACAAATCAACAATTAATAACATATAATACAGATGTGATTTGTAATTATTCTAATCTACAATTAGATGCAACTGCTTATGGGTTTCCTGGAGATGAGACTGCTAATTTAACATCAAATACTGGAACTGCTTTAACATTTATAACAGATATTTTTGGAACAGTATCAAAATTAAATAACATAAGAACTGGTAATAATTATACAAACGCAACTATAAATTTTGTTAGATCTAATTTACTTTCAAACGGACTTCCTGGATCTATAAGTTATACTACTTCTTCAAATACCATATCTGGAACTTCTACTATATTTGATTCTATATTTGCTGCAAATGATATTATTCAAATTCAAGCAAATTCTTCTTTGAATGCTACACAAGAATTACAAGTAATTAAAGAAGTAACAAACAGCACTCAAATAATTCTTTATGGTCCACCAGAGAATAGTTCCACAGCAAGTGCTGTATATAGAGCAGCACCTACAATATTGCCTGCTAATTTTGCTACATATGAAACTGTTATGGTAAGAGAAGATGAAACTTTAAACGGTGAAAATGAAAACATTAGAGGATTGCCAGCATCAGGAAATGATATTATTACTTCAGTGTCAATAGTTGATTCTGGTAAATCTTATTTAAATGGTGAAAATGTAGATTTATATCTACAGGGTGGATTGAGTAATGTTGTAATTAGTTCTGGTGGTTCTGGATATCAAAATAATGAATTAGTTATTTTTTCTGGAGGAGGAACACCAGATAGTGCAAATGGAGTTGTAGGAACTGATAGTAATGGTGTTGTAACATCAGTTGTTTATAATGATAGAGGTTCGGGATATCAAACAACACCAACACTTACAGTAAGAACTTCTAATGGAACTGGTGCATTATTGTCTGTAAATATAACAGAATTTAACATTGCAAGTCTTGTTGAAGGTAAAGTTACTAAAGGTGGTGTTGGTGTTGGTAGAGGTTTTTGGACAACAACAAGAAGTCATTTAAGTTCTGATAAATTTATACAAGATAGTTATTTTTATCAAGATTTTTCTTATCAGATAAAAGTTCAAAAAATACTTGCTAAATACAAAGATATAATAAAAGATACATTTCATTCTGCCGGTTCTGAATTATTTGGAGAGTTTGAACTTATACAAGACGTAAGTTCTAATATAGAATTATTACATAGTAGTAATACAGCTGTAAAATCTTTTGATTATACTTCAGATTCTAATATTTTACTAGCTGATAATAATGTTGTTACTGTGGACAGTTATACTTTCTTTGCTACTGCTGATAGAACTTATACGGTTGATAGAATGTTACCATTAGCAGATTTTGTTTCTTAATTTAGGAGTCATAAGAAGTGGCAAAACAAACAATAGGAATAGGCACAACAGCGAATGACGGAACTGGTGATCCGTTACGAGATGCTTTTGATAAAGTAAATGATAACTTTGATGAAGTTTATTCTGCCTTTACTTTTGCATCCAATAATGCAACAGTTGCAAATAATGTTTTAATTGGAAATTCTACTGTAAATTCTGTCGCAAATAGCACTACAGTTTCAATTTCTAACTCTACATCAGAAGTTACAACAACTTCTGGTTCAATTTTAGTTGGAAATTCTACTGTAAATTCTATCGCAAATAGTTCAACTATTGTAGTATCTAATTCTACATCATCTATTACTGTTTCAGAAGGAACAATTGCTGTTGGTAACTCTACAGTAAACACTACAGCAAATAGTTCTCTTGTAAATGCTACATCCGTAACAGTAAATAGTAATACTGGATTGACTTTAGGAACATCTGATACAAGTGCTAACGGATTTACTTATCTTCCTAATGGTCTTATTATTCAATATGGTAGTGTTGATGCTAACACAACTGTAGGTGATATTACTTTTGCTAATGTTTTTCCAACAGGATTATATTCGCTTACAGTAACAACAAATATTGCTGGTGCATATGATTCAACATACCAGTCCATTGTAATCGCATCAAATACTTCTACTGCAAATGTAAGAACTGCAAATGTAACAATAAAATCAGTAAGTTATACTGCAATAGGTAAATAATGTCAAAAATTCTACCTGAATTTAAACAAAATTTAATACAAGATATTTTAGAAAGTATTGAAGCAAATGTTTCTCATTATTATGCTTTTGCTTCACATCCACTAGAATATTCTAATGGTATACCAACAGCAGTTGATAGTGATTATGATACTTCTTTCATAAATTCTTGGTTAATGCTATTTGGTAAACAACTTTCAAATACAGATATAGTTCCAGTTATTAAAAATAATTCTTGGTCAGCAAATACTATATATGAAAGATATGATAATACATCAAATACATTATTTACAAATACAAATTATTATACTATCACATCTCCAGATGTTCCTGGTGGATATTATCATATTTACAAATGTATTGATAATGCTAATAATGCTAACTCTACTGTAAATCCAAGTTCTATATCTACTCCCACACAACAAACATCATTTCAAACTGCAGATAATTATATCTGGAGATATATTTCATCTATATCCACAACAAACTATGATAGATTTGCAACAACAGATTATGTTCCACTATTTACTAATTCAAGTATAGTTGCAGCTGCTGGAAATAATGCTGGTGTAGAAGTTATTGTGATTGCAAACAACGGTGTTGGGTATGATAGACATTCTAATGGTATTGTTCAAGCAGTTATTAATACTTCAACAATACAAGTTCAATCTAATACTGTAGGTGATAGTTTTCATTATGATACTTGTGGAATATATTTAATAAACAATACAGTTTCTACGTCTCAGTTATTAAAAGTGGACACTTTTACATCCAATGCCTCTGGTAAGTTTGTTAAATTTACTTCTTCTGCAAATACTAATAACATAACTCCTGGTATAACTTTATATTCTATTGCTCCTGGTATTGTTATAGAGACTGATGGTGATATAGCACCAACAGCATTTTGTAATATTAATGCTTCTTCAAATTCTATTCACAGCGTAACAGTTTTAACTAAAGGAACTTTTGTTTCTTGGTCGAATGTATCAATAGATAGTCCATCTGGTTCTGGTGCAATTTTATATCCTATTATAAATCCTCCTGGTGGTCACGGTTCAAGTCCAGAAAATGAATTGAATGTTCAAGGTTTAGGAATTAACTTTAAATTTTCAAATAACGAATCAAATACAATAGTAACATCAAATACACTTTACAATAAAATAGGTATTGTAAAAGATGTTTATTATTTGAACTCTGATTTTTCAAAAGGAAATGTATACACTACTAGTACTTTTGATCAAGTATTAAAAGCAAATGTAACTCCAGCACATACTTTTGTTACAGGTGAAAAAATTAAAGGTGCTAACAGTAAAGCAGTTGGTTATGTAGTATTTTCTAACTCTACTCAAGTTTATGTTGCTGGTGATAAAGATTTTCAAGAAGGAGAATCTGTTACAAATGCAGCAGGAAGCAATACTACAACAATTCAGACAATAAATGAAACTGGTGATATTTATTATAAAGATTTAGTTCCTTTTTATACACAAAGTATAAATAATGTGAATCGTTCAAACAATCAAAATGAAGCATATAAGCTGATTATTAAGTTATAATAGGAAGAAATAAATATGTCATCTTTAAAAACAAATTTTAATGTTTCACCATACTTTGATGATTATGATGAAGATAAGAATTTTTATAAAGTTTTGTTTAGACCTTCTGTTGCTGTCCAAGCAAGAGAATTAACACAACTCCAAACAATTTTACAAAAACAAATTGAAAGATTTGGTAACAATGTTTTTAAAGACGGTACTATAGTTGACGGTGTTGCAATATTTTATTATCCAAATTTAGATTACATATCTATTGAAGACAAAATATATTTTGCAAATAGTGTAGAATCAACAGTTGTTCCTACTGATCTAAATGTTTACTCATTAGATCCTCAAACATATATTGTTACAAACTCAACAGATTCAAATAATGCTGTTAGAGCAAATATTAAGTTAGCAAAAAATGGATTTAAATCAACCGCACCAAATACTAATAGATTTTATCTTGATTATATAACTTTTGGTACAGATTCTTCTAACAATAAAGTTTCTACATTTTTACCAGGAGACACTCTTTACATATATTCTGAAAATCAAAATGAACTTGGAACATTAGATGCTAATAATTTATTATACACAACAAATACTATTGCTACAAATAGTAGTTTTACATCTAATGGACAATCTTATTGTGTAGGCGTTTCAGATGGTATAATTTTTCAAAAAGGATTTTTTTCAAAAGTAGAACCACAGGTTGTAACTGTTAATGAATTTTCTACAAATGTAACAGGTTATGTTGTTGGTTTTGAGACAGCAGAAAATATTATAAACGATCAAGAAGATTTAAGTTTAACAGACAATGCTCTAGGATATCCTAATGAAAATGCTCCTGGTGCATATAGATTAAAACTAAATCCTACTTTAGTATCAAAATTAAAAACAGACACATCAAATACTAACTTTTTTTCTATTGTAGAGTTTGATTCAAATGAACCAACACAGCAAAGAGATATAACTGAATATAATGCTATTCAAAAAGAGTTAGCAAAAAGAACATATGAAGAATCTGGTGATTATTTTATTAAACCATTCACTGCTGAAACAAGAGTTAATTCTTCTAATTCACAATCTTTCTTTTATGAAATGTCTTCTGGTATTGCTTATGTTCGTGGTAATAGAATAGAAAAAATATCCACCGTTAATGTTGAAGCAGATAGAGCAATAGCAACTGAATTTGCGGAAAATCAGATTGTTACAGCAAATTATGGTAATTATGTCATATGTGATGAATTTGTGGGCGTTTTTGATACAGAACAACTTTCTGAAGTAACTCTTTACGATTCTCCACAAAATTCTATATCTGAATATGAAGGAAGTACATCAACTCCAGTTGGAACATCTGTTGGTAAAGCAAATGTTAGAGCAGTTTCGTTTGAAGATGGTGTAAAGGGTAGTCCTACCGGAAAATATTATGTTTACTTATTTAATATTCAAATGAATTCTGGGAAAAGTTTTTCCTCCGATGTAAAAAGTCTTTATATGTCTGGTTCTTTTGGTGATGCTAAAGCAGATATTGTATTGGAAAGTGGCATTGCTAAACTAAAAGACACAACTAAAAAATCTTCAGTGTTTGATAGTGGACTACTTGCAATAAAAAGATTAACAAATAATACTGGAATTGGTGATACAAACTTTACATATTCTCAGATAAAATCAGGTACTATAAATGGGTCTGGTATATTAACAATATCACTTGACACTCCAGCAACTGGTGCTTCAACAGAAAGACTTAAACAATCTTCTGGTTCTGTGTTAACTGGTTCTTTATCGGATGAATATGATGTATTTTTATCAACGAATGCATATTCTGCTAACTTAACAGGAAATGTTTCTATAACTGCAGGTTCTTCTAGTGTTATAGGAGACGGTACAGATTTTACAAATGAACTAGTAGCAAACTCTAATATTAGAGTTTATGCAAACTCAACACAAACATATATAAAAAGAATTGTATCTATTGGGAATAGCACATCTTTAACAGTAGATTCGTCATTTTCAGAATCTAATACAGCAAGTAAATTTGGTAAATATTTTGTCACAGGAACCCCATTACCATTTGCAAATGTTACTATAAATTCTAATACCTCATTTTCTGCTAATTTGGGTTTAACATTGGATAGTGGTTCTCAAACCATTTATGCATCATATCCTGTAAATAGAAATCAAGCAAACCCTATACCTAAAATAATAAATAAAAATAAGTTTGTAAAAATTGATTGTAGTAATAATGTTGCTACTAGTGTAGGTCCTTGGGACTTAGGATTTTCTGAAGTTCATAAAATTAGAAATATTTATGTTGGTACGACATATGCAAACACAAATCCTAATAGAACAACTTGGTTTAATCTAGACAGAGGCAGCAGAGAAGATACATTAGAACATTCTAGATTATTTGTAAAACCTGAATATGCATCTAACATATCAGGATCTACTAAGTTTTTGATAGAATTAGACCACTTTACCGCAAACACTTCTGCTTCAGTAGGATTCTTTTCTGTTGAATCATATCCTATAGATGATGTTAATACTGCAAATACAAATGCTATACAGACTATAGAATTGCCAGCAGAAAACGAATCAGAAATAAGAAATTTTATTGATTTTAGATCAATAAAATCAAATACTGCGGTTTCTTCTTCTACAGAAGGTTCTGCTACTATAAATCCAGCATTAAATACAAATAATTACGTTATACCAGCAACTGGACAACATATGATTGTTCCTGATAGTAATTTTGTAGCAGATTATGAATATTATTTGCCTAGAAGAGACATCATTACTATAAATCCAATTGGCGATTTCATAGTAAACCAAGGTGTTCCATCAGAAATACCTCAAGCACCATTTGTTGAAAACGATCAAGTTTTATTAAAAGAAACTTTTGTTCCACCATATCCTTCTGCTACAAGAAGAGAATATGAGACTTATAAGTCTTCTCAAGAAATAAAAATATTTGATAGGTCTAATCGTAGATATACTATGAAAGATATCGGAAAAATAGATAGGAGACTAAAAAGACTTGAATATTATACAGTTCTAAATGCTCTTGAGCAAAAAGCAAAAGATTTGACTATACCTGATGTCAATGGTCTTGATAGATTTAAAAATGGTATATTTGCCGATCCATTCAATTCTCATAAAATAGGAAATGTTTCTGATTTTGAATATAAAATTTCTATCGATAAAGATGAAACTGTAGCAAGACCTTTCTTTGAAAAACATAATATAGATTTTAAATTTACTCCAAACACATCTTCAGACTCTGTAAAGTCTTCTAATGTTAAAAGAAGAGGACCATTAGTATTATTAGACTATGAAGATGAAAGATATATATCACAAGAATTTTCAACAAAATATAGAGTTGTTGCAGAATCTGCTTGGCAATGGAACGGTACTGTAGATCTATATCCAAATTATGACTATTTTCAAGATGAAACAATTGTTCCTAATGTAAATGTAGATATTGACCTATCAACACCCTGGGAACAATTTGCCGCATCACCATTTGGAACCATTTTTGGTGATTGGAGAAATATTTCTAGCACTACCAGA